TGGAAGAAACGCAGTTACATTTTCCAAGGTTTTGTTCGTGAGAATCCTTTGGCAGATGACAAGGCTCCAGCAAATCCAATCCGTCGTTTCATTATTGGTCCACAAATCTTCGCAACTATCAAAGGTGCGTTGATGGATCCAGAATTGGAAGAATTGCCAACAGACTTGTTGCGTGGTCTAGACTTCCGTATTACTAAAACATCCAAAGGTGGCTATGCTGACTACAGCACAAGTAAGTGGGCTCGTAAAGAGACAGCACTGACCGAAGCTGAACAGGCTGCAATCGCTGAATATGGTTTGTTTGACTTGGCAAGCTTCTTGCCAAAACGCCCAGGCGAAGTAGAGTTGAAAGTTATCAAAGAGATGTTTGAAGCATCTGTTGATGGTCAAAGCTACGACACAGAGCGTTGGGGTCAATACTTCCGTCCAGCAGGTGTAGCAGCTCCAGCAGGTAGTACTGATAGTGCTCCTGCCGCAGAAAGCGCACCAGCAGTAGCAAGTGCTCCAGCACCGGCTGCCGCAAGTGACTTTGATGATGAAGAGCCAGCAGTGGCGTCAGCACCAGTAGAAGCCAAACCTTCTACACAAAATGCTAACGACATCTTGGCAATGATCCGCGCTCGTCAAAAAGCGTAATGATACTGGGGGAGGAAACTCCCCCATTCACTGGATGAAATTTTCAATCGTATTTGATAAATCTGGCGACGAGCTAGAATTTATAACCTTGGATTCTACTAGAGCTGAAGTACTAGAGTACTATGTAGATAATCTTGCACGGTTAGATTCTAATCTGTTCACCAGTACCATACCGGCTGACACCATAGATGCATTGATCAACAACCTACATCAAAGCATTATCGAGTCAAACGGGTTTATCAAAAATATAGTTGGAAAATCGATTGAGGAATATTCTACGGAAGATTATATTGATCAGTCTACACTTAACCGACTGCATGCAGATTGGGTAAGATCGCAGAACTACAAATATAATATACAAGAAAACAGACAATCACCTGATCCTGAAATAGCAAAGATAGCAGACAAATTACATGAACAGTGTTCAGACGATGTGGAAACTTTGACTTTGAGTACAGTGTTAGAAAAACTAGGACACACCGAGTATCACCAGATCAATGATCGTGTGCATGACTTGGAATCAAGTTTCAACAGCATCAAGTTCAGTACAAAAACATGGACACAATTTGAAAACTGTTTTTCAAAGTCTTTAATCAACAACGACTTGTGTAATTTTAGAATTTCATTTCATCACCTGGGCAGATGCTTATACAACAAGTATCAATTCTTTGATGATGCCTTAGAGTATGATGATGAAAATTCTTTTGACGAGCTGTTGGGATTTGTTGATGTTAATTTGTTCAGAAACCAAACTATACCGTTGTCTCAGGAATATATAGCATGGTGTCGCAAGCACAACAAAGTGCCTAGTGGCAACTATCTAAACATTGGAAATCTACCCGATCTTGATTCAAGGTTAACAGAGTATAGATTAATAGTCTACCGAAATATTCGCAATCGCAATAGTTTTAGTATAAAATTAAACAAAGGAAGATAATCATGGCAAAACCATTTGATATAAGCAAGTTCCGCAAGGACATCACTAAGAGCATTGACGGCCTTAGTATTGGATTCAATGATCCAACAGATTGGATTAGTACAGGCAACTATGCGTTGAACTACTTGATCTCTGGAGACTTTAACCGCGGTATTCCGTTAGGCAAGGTTACTGTGTTTGCTGGTGAGTCTGGCGCAGGTAAATCATACATCTGCTCTGGCAACATTGTTAAACACGCACAAGAGCAAGGTATTTTTCCTATATTGATCGACTCGGAAAACGCACTCGATGAGAAATGGTTACACGCACTAGGAGTAGATACCAGCGAAGATAAGTTGTTAAAACTTAACATGGCCATGATTGATGACGTAGCAAAAACTATTTCAACATTCATGATCGATTACAAAGCCCTGCCAGAAGGCGAGCGCATGAAGGTCTTGTTTGTTATTGACTCGTTGGGTATGTTGCTGACACCGACTGATATGAATCAGTTTGAAGCAGGTGATTTAAAAGGTGACATGGGTCGTAAACCTAAGGCACTTACAGCACTTGTTCGTAACTGTGTCAACATGTTTGGTAGTTACAATGTAGGTATGGTATGTACTAACCACACGTATGCGTCACAAGACATGTTTGATCCAGATGACAAGATCTCCGGCGGCCAGGGCTTTATCTATGCTTCAAGTATTGTGGTTGCTATGAAGAAAATGAAGTTGAAAGAAGATGAAGATGGCAACAAAGTAAGTGAAGTAAATGGTATCCGTGCTGGTTGTAAGATTATGAAAACACGTTACGCAAAACCATTTGAAGGTGTTCAAGTTAAGATTCCTTATTCAACAGGTATGAGCCCATACTCAGGTATGGTTGACTTGGCAGAGAAGAAGGGCTTGCTCAAGAAAGAAGGCAATAGTTTAGTGTACACTACATTAGATGGCGAAATCATCAAGCAGTTCCGTAAAAAATGGGAAGCTAACGAAGATGGTTGCTTGGATGTAATCATTAGTGAGTTCGGTAAACAAGCAGTTGAAACTGAAGCGGCCGAACTAAGTACTGATGACACATTTTCGGAGGAATAAGAATGTCAGTAGAATTAGCCAAGGAAATTTGGGACGAACTCAAGCGTTATGTTAACTCAGTTGACAAAGACGACGCCGCAGAAACCTTAGTAAGCGTTTTAATCGATAACGATTGCGATGCAGACGATATCAAGTCAGTATTCAAATCAGATTCAGCAGTCAAAGCCGCACTAGCGCATTATCTCAAAGATCATGCCGATGATGAGGAAGAAGATGAAGATGATGAAAGTTTTGAGTACGACGATGAGGATGACGACTACTAATGTGGTATAGCAAGGTTACAAGCGATCTTGGTAACATCCCGGACTTTATTGCCTACTATGAGCGTGAGCTTGATGAAGCAAAAAAGGATTGTCGTATTGGCGGACTTGTTGAAAAAAACATTACAGCCTTACCGGGTATTACTGAGCATCGCTTTAATCAACTACAAGAGATTGAAGCAATCCTAAATCACCTCAATATACAACTACGCAAGATACGTCGCAAACACTTTCAAAAGTACTTGGAAGGCTATGCTCGTGCGCTAACAAGTCGTGATGCTGAAAAGTATGTGGATGGCGAAGATGAAGTCATTGACTTTGAGACCATCATTAACGAAGTTGCACTATTGCGTAACAAGTGGTTGGGTATATTAAAAGGTCTTGATAGCAAACAGTGGCAAATGGGCCACATTGTACGTTTACGCACGGCCGGAATGGAAGATATCACAGTATGAGTTTGCTAGTCAACGATGACGAAAGTCACAAACACAGTCTCCTGACTCTTGACTCCTTGCAGGAGTACGATGAGTTTATGGAAAGCATACAAACTCTAGTTGATCTGGGCTGTGGCTCAGGGCGCGATTTAGAATGGTGGGCAACCAGAACAACTCGCGAAGACAATCCTCAACCATTAAACATCAAATGTACCGGAGTCGATATGTTGGATGAGTTGGCCATTGCAAGGGCACAGCCCAATGTAACCTATCAAAAAACCAATTTTGAAGAAACAATTCATACTCCTGGAAAAAGTAAGTTTGATGTCCTATGGTGTCATGACGCATTTCAATATGCATTGAATCCCGTGGCTACATTGAGTAATTGGTGGCATATTGCCAGTGATGGCGGCATGTTGGTTTTGGTAGTACCACAAACCACAAACATACGCAGGAACAAGTTGGCATTTACTCAAGATAATTATTCCTATTATCATTATACCATGGTCAATCTTATTCACATGCTGGCAGTTAGTGGATGGGATTGCAAGTCAGGATTTTTCAAGAAAGATCCAAGAGACCCATGGATCCATGCGGTAGTTTATAAAAGCTCACACGAGCCAATGGATCCTCGCTGTACTTCTTGGTTTGATCTAATGGAAAAAAAGTTATTGCCAGACACCGCAGATCGAAGTGTGTACGCACACAGCGAACTACGTCAACAAGATCTAGTACTGCCGTGGCTGGATCATAGCCTGTGTGATTTTAGTCAACAGTAATGTGGGCATTGGCAACAAGGTCCAGGCCAGACAACTGTAAAAGATTTATCCAGGCCTGGCATGATACACAAGCAACTAGTCCTGTTTATGTTAGACTAGATGCCGATGATCCTGAGCTTGCTACACTAACGCAACTAGATTGGCCCAAGGAATTTTCCGTACACGTTGGTCCTAGAATTGGACTTAGTCGATCAATAAATGAAATGTATCAACAGCATCCTGACGAAGCCTGGTATGGGTTTTTGGCCGATGATCTAGTTCCTCAAACACCTTTGTGGGATCAACTGTTGATTGAAAAAGCCGGCTCAACCGACATTTCATATCCCAACGATGGTGCCAAAGAAACTGCACAGCCCACTCATCCTTGTGTTGGCGGAGATCTAGTGCGGGCCATTGGCTGGTTTGGTATTCCTGCATGCCACCATTTTTTTACAGATACTGTATGGCGCTATCTAGGTGAACATCTAGGAAACATATATCGCTTGGACGATGTTGTAGTTGAACACCTGCATTATTCCATGGATAAATCTGCACGTGATCAAACCTACATAGAATCCAGCGACCGTTGGAAAGCAGATAAACGTGGTTACAGAGATTGGATAGCCCAGGAAGGTGAATTGCTAGTTGCAAAACTAAAACGTGATATATACAATCCATGATTCCAATTTTTATAGGTTATGACCCTCGAGAAGCAATAGCATTTCATGTGTGTGCTAACAGCATAATAAGACATGCTAGCCAACCTGTAAACATAATTCCATTGGCGTTGAATCTGTTCAAAGATTACACTGAAACTCATACCGACGGCAGCAATCAATTTATCTACAGTCGTTTTTTGGTTCCACACTTGATGGGTTACAAGGGTTGGGCTATCTTTATTGATGGCGACATGGTTGTTCGCGACGACATTACCAAGTTATGGGATCTACGCAATAACTACATGGATGTAATGGTAGTTAAACATGACTACAAAACCAAGATGACAGAAAAGTATCTTGGTAGCAAGAATGAAAATTACCCACGTAAAAATTGGTCCAGTGTAATACTTTGGAACTGTGGCAATCAACCTAATCACAAACTTACACCAGAGTTTATTGAAAACTCAACTGGTGCATACCTACATCGCTTTACCTGGATTGACGATAGTCGAATTGGTGAATTACCCAAGGAATGGAACTGGTTGCCCGACGAACTAGGACCTAATCCTGACGCAAAACTGTTACACTATACATTAGGAACTCCTTGCTTTCACGAATTTGCTGCCACGCCACAAGGTGAAGAATGGCACAAGGAACGCATACTTACTGAATACTGTCAACAACGAGGCATTGAGTGATAACAGTGGCCTGTGTGTTGCGCCAAGATGGTAAGGTTGGTTACGATGCTACCTGGGTTGATAAACTACAAAATGCAGTCAAGCGACATCTAACTATTCCGCATCGTTTTGTTTGTCTTAGTGATTGCGCGGTTGAGTGTGAGCGCATACCATTAGGATCATTGGGCTCAGGATATTGGGCCAAACTACAACTATTCCAAGCAGGCCTATTTGACACTCCGGTATTGTATCTTGATCTAGACACATTAATTTGCAACAACATTGATGAATTGGTCGAACGATGCCTTGAACAAGACAAATTTGTCATGTGGAGAGATCCCGATTACAACATAAGCAGTAGTGCCATTATGTTTTGGTCTGGTGACTATTCAGGCATTTTTAATTCGTATGCTCTCAATCACACCTGGTACGAAGACCGTTACAGCACAGCCAACCAAGGCGCAGAACGATTGGTAGGAGATCAAGCAGTAATAAGTTCCATGACTGAACATGTTTTCATTAATGATCTGTGTCCTAAAAATTGGATACATATAGCAAGCAAGAGAGATGCACAACTTGATTTGTCTGAAACAAGAATATTGATCTTTAGAAAACCAAGTAGTAAACCTTCTAACATGCCCACACACGACTTAGTAAAGAAACATTGGTTATGAAAGCATTTGTAATACATCTTCCTGATAGACCGCACAGCGTAGATCATGCTGAATACATGGTTGACCAACTCAAAGAGTATGGCATAGATGCTGAGTTATTTGCAGGAACCAACGGCCAAGAAGCAGTAGAACTGGCTCGCAAGTCAGGCAAAACTCTGTATCCTTACAGTATCAAAAGTCGTAGATTAAACGAAGATGAAATCAAAAAAATGTTACGCAAACAGTATCATGACAATTTTTTTGTAAAGCATCGTGCCGAAGTCTACGAAAGAATGCCCATCGGTGATGACGCAGATAAGATGAGTCGTCCGGGAGTCATAGGTTGTTTTTACAGTCACTACAGTTTGTGGGAACGCTGTGTGGATCTCAATAAACCCATAATGATTTTTGAAGATGACGTGTTGTTTTATAGAAACTATCAGCCAGTAGAATTTGAAGGAGTGTTAATACTTTCCTTAGGCAAGACTTCTTTTTTGAAAGAACCGTGGAAAACCTATTTGGAAGAACCAACAGGAACACCGTATGCAGCCAAGTGGACCAACTTTAGCATGCCTGGTGCCAGTGGTTATGCAATCAAACCTGATGCAGCTAGAGGACTTATAAAGTTTTACAAACCCTATTGGTATCCAGCTGACAATGCTATCAATCACTTTGTTTGTCCTGTACAAATTCACAATCATCTAATGGGTCGCAATACCTTGCCCGAAGAAGGCAACATTAGTATGACAAAAAGCAAGGATTGGGACAAATGAAAGTAGGAATTTTTTATAACTCAATCAGTAATCCTGCCAAGTTTAGCAACAAAACAATGTTGATGGACAACTTCAAAGCAGGAGTCTTGGTTAATGGTGACGAAGTTGTTGATTATCATGGCAATGCCCTGCCAGATCAACCCTTGGATGCTGGATTTGTATTGGGTTACACATTAGAAGATAATTTCCGTAAAAAGATTATTACACAACTAGAATTACAGAACACTCCTAGAATATTTGTTGACAGCAACATTTTACATTATGCCAGACCCGAACACGAGTGGCATAGATACAGTTTGAATAGTGTGTATCCCAATACTGGCGTGTACTTTTTTGGCGAGTTAGATCGAACCAAATGGAAAACTTATTCTAACTGGCATCGTGTTAATCCACGTCCCTGGCGTGCCAGTGGTCAACACATATTGATCTTGTGTCAACGTCCCAAGGGCTGGAACCTGTTTGGAAACGATCAAGACGTCTGGCTGGACCAAACCATTGCTGAAATTAGACAATACAGTAATCGTCCTATTGTAGTGCGTATGCACCCTGGCGACGGAAAAAGAGACAAGCAAATAGAAAAAATACAGAAGAAATATGGAAATACCATTGCGATAAGCACTAAACCCAACATACGTGATGAGTTGGTCAACTGTTGGTGTGCTGTGGGCTACAATTCAACTCCTAATGTTGTAGCCGGCATCGAAGGTGTTCCTGTTTATGTCACAGATCCCACGCACAGTTGGGCCGCAGACATTGCCTTTGCTAACCTAAGTCAAATTGAAAGCCCACCTTTGCCTGACCGCGGTCCTTGGTTTGACAAAATTGCCAACATACACTGGAGCAATGAAGAAGTTAAGAGCGGCCGTTTATGGGCTGCTATCAAACAGTATATTTGTTCTTCTCAGCCTTGAATATTTCTAGATCTTTGCGTGTACCTTTGGCTGTCCAAACACAACTGTCGGGTTGCATGTTCCAGTCAATCAAACTCATGGGCAACTGTTGATGCTGATAGCGCGGCACTATTGGATCTAGCAGATCCTGATCCAATCCCCAATAGATATAATCTCGTTCAATATAGTTTCTAAGTTGCAGAGCATACTCAGTTAAAAATTGCTGACCATGTGAGTTAGCACACAGATAAAGACCTCCAGCTAAGAATCTTGCCTTTTTACCGGCAATGTGATGAATGTAAAAATCGCAGGTTTCACTCAATGGGGGTATGGGTTTTCTAACAACAGCATCCACATCCAGTTCTAAGGTAGTTACTGTAGGGTCAAACAGTTCGGCCAGTCGTATAAATCTAGCACAGGCATAATAAGTTTTCTGCATGCGTTCCAACAAGTTTTGATCGCCACCTTTGATCATGGCGTTCTTGGTTCGATCTAGTTCGGTTGGACTTAATAGTGTTGTAGCCGCAGGTTCAAACAAGGACAATGGAACAGATTCCCAAGTTGCTGTGGCACCTAATGCGTAACAATGCTCAATCTGCCGTTGGTCTGGATTAAACAGATGTAGATGAACACCAGCCTGGGTATTGCGACGAATACTTGTGATAAAGGCCGGACCAAATTCATCAAAGTAAACAGAGTCGCAAGCAGCATAAATGAAAAAACTGTTTTGATTGCAAGTTCCGTATATGGGTGGCATCAGCATGGTTAAATATTTAACATGATAAAAACTATAGCATATTTTCCTCAACAGTGTGCATTGAACAGCGGACCGGTAATGGAAGCTCTGCTTGATGTATTCCGTCGAGCTGGCGTAAAACTTCAAGAGAATTCACTGAGCTCAGATGCGGCTGTGATATGGTCGGTGCTGTGGAATGGCCGAATGAAAACCAATCAAGAAATATACAATCATTATCGACGCCAGGGCCTGCCAGTAATCATTGTTGAAGTTGGCGCACTGTATCGAGGCGTCACATGGAAAATCAGCGTAAACAATGTGTCAGCTGATGGCTACTATGGACACACTGAAAACTTAGATTGGGACCGACCCAAGAAACTGGGTGTTAGTTTGGCCGTGCCTGCATTTAATAGGCCAGAGATCCTGATAGCTGCACAGCATAAAAAAAGTTTACAAGTGGCAGATCTTTCAAGTGTAGAAGATTGGATCAATCAACAGATAGTTAGGATTCGTCAGTTTACTGATCGCCCGATTGTTGTACGTCCTCATCCTAGATCTCCCTTAGACCTAAAACAACTGCCAGCGGACACGGTGTTTGAAGAGCCACATCCCTTGGCCAATACCTATGACAGTTTTGACATGCACTTTGATTGTCATGCTGTGGTCAACTACAACTCAGGCCCAGGCACACAGGCTGCAATTTCAGGCACACGTCCTATAGTAGATAGATCCAGTCTAGCATACTCTGTGTCAGTAAGTTATGCTGAAATAGAACAACCTTATTTTATAGATCGAAACCGGTGGTTGGTTGAGATATGTCACACTGAATATACCCTACAAGAAATCAAACAAGGAACATGGTTACAAAGAATACTTCCGGCCCTATCGACTGCGCCTGTGTAATACACGGTGATGGATACGACTGGCAATATGTAGATCGACTCTACAACATGTTGTCCAGGCATCTCAGCGCAGAGGTTAGATTACATGTCTACACAGAAGCAGACAGAACAGTGCCAGCACCCTATATCAAGCATGAGTTGATAGACTGGGGCATTGGTGGCCCCAAACAAAGTTGGTGGTACAAAATGCAAATTTTTAACCAGGAGTTCCATGCAGGTCCTTTGTTGTACTTTGATCTAGACACAGTGATTGTGGACAATATCAACTGGATATGTGAGTTAAATCTAAATTACTTTTGGACTGTACGCGACTTTAAACGACTATGGCGCCCAAACAACTATTCAGTGAATTCCAGCATCATGTGGTTTGACACAACAAAATTCAACTATGTCTGGGAAGATTTTCAAAAAAACAAGCTGGATCAAATACTGTTAAAATACAACGGCGATCAAGACTACATAACTGAAATTATTGCACCCGCAAAAAGACAGTTCTTTGACATCGAGCGTGTTAAAAGTTGGCGTTGGCAATGCTTGGACGGTGGATACAATTTTATACAAAAACGTCATTTACGACCCAACACAGGAACCACAGTGCTAGACCCTACAAGTGTGTTGATTTTCCATGGAAAACCCAAACCCAGCGAAATACAGGATCCTGTGATAGTTCAACACTGGCAGTGATAAATAACTGTAGGAGAATCATATTATGACTAACAGAACAGTTCAAGTTTGGGGCCAAGGATACAGTTTACCACCTGCTGGTGGACTAAGTTTAACACCCTGCACTATTACCGCTACTTTTAATGGTACGGAAGTATTTTCAGGCGCAATACCTACAATAGAAAGTTCAGACATTCAGCGTCTGCCAACAGATCAACAGGTTTTGTTTACATTTGAAATTCCAATGGATCTACAAGGAACATTTCCAATGTCATGCACTATCACTGGTGATGACGTGTTTTTGGAACAGATTCTTGCCAACTACACAGCAGTCGGCACAGACTCAAGTGGCCCTACAGAATTTGGACCTATTAACGGTTCCGGAGATGCTCGTTCTAATGTGACCTGCACTGGCGCAACCTACTACACTCCTGAGCCAACTGATCCACGCCCACCAGAAGCTTCCGGTGCTTGGGGTTACGAGATTGAAGTAGCATCTGGACAGTCCGCTGTTTTTAGTTGCGATGTGGCAGTAGTTGCTGGACTAGAATAAGTTAGTATCTACTAACAAAACAAGCCTGTTGCGTAAAAACAACAGGTTTTTTTGTGGTTAAAAGCTCTTGACCAGAAAAGACTTTTCATCTATAATTGTAGTTATAGTAGTAAATTAATCGTTAACTCCGGAAAAGGAAATATATGAATATTAAAGTAAGAGCAGGATTAGAAGTAGTAGGTATAGTTGTAGTGGCCTCGTTAGTAGTTGCAGGGGTTCAATCAATTTTGACATATCTAACCAATACATACGGTATTGAAACAATGTTGACAGCCGCACAATTTTGTATGCTTGCAGGCGCAATGTATTTTGTTGGTGGCATTATGTACGATATGCGTGTAACCAAACTCAAATATCAAACCAAACTCAAAGAGATGGTTGACCAGAAATCAAAATAAAACTATAATAGTAGTATCAACAATTAATTAAGGGAGCTAACCTTGACAACAGTAAAAATTAAGAATGGTATGTATCGTGGAACTCGTGTCAATGACATGATGTTTACACTTGTGAAAGACTTTCAAACCGGTGCCAAAGGCAACTTTGTGACTGTAAAAAGTGATGGCTTCTTTGGCGACAATGTGCCAGAGGTAGTTCGCATTACAGTAGATTCAATTGAAGATGTAGAAGTGGTAGGTAGTCGTACACCCGCTGTCACATACTCTGTTGATACTATCAATCGTGATGCCTATGTGCCCGCAGACTTTGTGAAGCAGGCCACAGGTCCTATTGTAGAGTCAGAGGAACAAGTAATGGTTCGTATTGGCGAGCGTTTTGAAATCCTGCATCAAATGACTCGTGCAGTTATTGCCGGTGACGTACGAGCAATGATTGTGGTAGGCCCTCCTGGTGTAGGTAAATCATATGGTGTAGAGTTTGAGCTTGAGAAGTCAGGCTTGTTTGACAAGATCTCAGGTCGCAAGATCAAGTACGAAGTAGTCAAAGGTGCTATGACGCCAATTGGCCTGTACACTACACTTTATCAGCATAGCGATGCAAACAATGTTCTAGTGTTTGATGACTGTGACTCGGTATTCCAAGACGAGTTGGCACTAAACATTCTCAAAGCCGCACTGGACTCAGGTAAGAAGCGTCGTATTCACTGGAATAGTGATAGTGCTATGTTGCGTCGTGAAGGCGTTCCAGATGTGTTTGACTTCAAAGGTGGCTGTATCTTTATCACAAACTTGAAGTTTGAGAACATTCAAAGCAAGAAGATGAAGGACCATTTAGAGGCATTACAGAGTCGTTGTCACTTCTTGGATCTCACACTCAACACCATGCGTGACAAGTATCTACGCATCAAGCAGATCTTTGGACAAGGTCAACTGTTTAACGACTATGACTTTACACCTGAACAAGGTGATGAGATTCTACAGTTTATGGACGAGAACAAAGATCGACTACGTGAGATGTCATTGCGTATGGCACTGAAACTGGCAGACTTGACCAAGGTATCTGGTATGAATTGGAAAGCTCTTGCTCGTTCAACATGCATGAAGAACAGCTAAGATGAATCGCATCGCAGAAATCGTATTAGTAATCATCTATAACTTGGCACTGTTGGCTGGTGCCAGTTATTTGGTCTACTACAAGGATGCAAGTGCTTGGTTATTCATACTTGCCTTGATATTTGCTGCAGGTTGGAAAAATGGCAAAGAACCTGTAACTGTGGACATTGGAAAATGAATATTAGCCTAGACTTTGATGATACTTACACAAGAGATCCTGTGTTTTGGAACCGCTTTATAGAGATGGCATGGGAGTTTAAACACGAGGTTTACTGTGTTACAGCTAGAGAGAATACACCAATTAATCAACACGAAGTATATGATAGCATCGGTAGGTTAATTGGCAAGGATAACTGTTACTTTACTAGCCAACGAGCCAAAGCAAAGTTTATGTTTGAACAAGGTATCAGAATTGATGTATGGATTGATGACTTACCAAGTAACGTAGATCACAATAAGAAGCTTTTTGCTGATTTCAAAAATACAGACTTCCCTTATTGACTAGGTAAGTATGATGGTAGCTCCTGGGTAGTTCTTTAACTACCCACTTTCACAGGAACCCGTAAAAAGGTTCCTGTTTTTTTGATCTTTGTACTTAAATAGTGTACAATAGCATATGATCCTAAACATAGAGTTTGATAACTCTTTTACATTACAATTTCAAGTATTAGATACACCGGTAGCTGACCTATGGTTAGATCGCATGGCTGTTAGAAATCAATACCCCTTGGATGATGCTACAAGATTCTATGGATTTGGAAGTCAGGATCAAGAAGAAAAAATTGCATTGGACAAGATCAATCATTGTATTGCACAGATTAAACTACGGTATCCAGATATTGTTGCAGGCCCTGTTACAGATGTTCGAGACCAAGACCAACTTAACTACTGGCATCATGTGTTTGAAACACGCCATGGATTTCTTGAACAAGAAGATAGGTCGGATGAACTGACTCCTGTGTTGGCTGATTTAAATTTGGCAGTTCATAGATGTGAAAGTGTTGCTCGTGGCAATCGTCCTAGATTTGTTTGTACCTGGTACGGCTTGCCTAAAACAGAAACGCTAACTGATGAGTTGATGCAAGAGTACGGAACATTGAGTCCCAAGTTTGGATCGGTTTGTTTGAACTATTGCGAGATAGGCAAAACTTTAGAGGATCTTACCAAAGATAGGGATAACTACATAGGCGATGATGCATTTAGGCCGTTCAACCATTACTCGGCTGACTTTGTAGTTAAATTTTTTGAAGAAACTGTTAACGAAGTAGCTCAACGCATAATAGCCATGGCCCAATACCATCACGATAATCGTGAATTCTTTATACAGCATGGCTACAAAGATTTTGCCAGCCCTAGATTAATACCGTTGCGTTTTCCAGTGGCAAAATTAATCGAAACCAAACCAAGAGAACAATTACTTGAACAACTACGTCAACATCAAACAATTACTCGAGTGGAACTAGCATGAGAACAGCTACAATCGTTATTAAAGACGAAGTTAATATCAAGATAGAAGGTCTTGAACTAGACGCTAGAAAGAAACTGGTCAGCACTTTCAAATACGAAATACCCGGAGCCAGATATCAACCCGCAGTTAGACTAGGACGCTGGGACGGCAAGGTAGCCTACTTCCAGTTAGGTGGTAGCACGTATACAAACCTGTTGCCCGAAATTATTCCTATCTTAGAAAACTTCAACTACGATATTGAACTAGATGATCAACGAGATTATAGCACAACATTTGACTTTGAACCAGTTACAGAAGATACATTCAGTGATCGTGTATGGCCCGCTACACACCCACAGGCCGGCCAACCCATCATGTTGCGCGATTATCAAGTTAAGATTATCAATGAGTTTTTAAAGAATCCACAATGCTTGCAGGAAGTGGCCACGGGTGCTGGTAAAACTATCATGACCGCGGCCTTGAGTCACAGCGTAGAACGATATGGTCGTAGCATTGTTATTGTGCCTAATAAGAGTTTGGTAACGCAGACCGAAGCAGACTACAAAAATCTAGGACTTGATGTAGGTGTTTACTTTGGCGATCGTAAAGAGTGGGGTAAAACACACACCATCTGTACCTGGCAAAGTCTAAACGTCTTGTTAAAAAATACTAAATCAGGTGACACAGACTGTACCATAGGTGACTTTATTGAAGGTGTGGTTTGTGTTATGGTTGACGAAGTACACATGGCCAAAGCAGATGCTTTAAAAACATTACTCACAGGTATAATGAGTCGTATTCCTATTCGTTGGGGCCTGACAGGCACAGTACCCAAAGAAGATTATGAATACAAGGCCCTGCTATGTTCAATTGGTCCAGTAATCAGTCAACTGTCGGCCAGTGAACTACAGGATCGTGGTGTACTAGCACAATGCCATGTGAACATTGTACAGCTGGTTGATCATGTGGAATACAAGGATTATCAAAGTGAATTGAAATACTTGCTGGAAGAAAAAGGTCGCTTGGACACTATGGCTGATCTAATTAGACAAGTTAACCTTACAGGCAATACTCTAGTGCTGGTAGATCGTATTGCGCCAGGGCATGCTCTAGTTGAACGCTTAGGTGAGAAGGCTGTGTTTGTATCGGGCGCAACAAAAGGAAAGGTAAGACAAGATGAGTATGACGAAATTGCTACTAGTGATGATAAAATTATTGTTGCTACCTATGGTATTGCTGCTGTGGGTATTAACATTCCCCGTATTTTTAATCTTGTTCTTGTGGAGCCTGGCAAATCATTTGTTAGGGTTATCCAAAGCATCGGACGCGGAATACGAAAGGCTGAAGATAAAGATTTCGTCCAAATCTGGGACGTCACAAGCACCTGCAAATTTGCCAAAAGACACTTGACCAAACGTAAACAGTTTTACAAAGAGGCCAACTATCCATTTACACAAGAGAAGTTGGAATGGATGAAGATAAAATAATGTTGACTTTCTGTGACAAATCCTATATTATATAAACATGCGAATACTAACACTAAAAAATGAGCCGTTTGACTTAGATCATCTTCCAGAGGAAGTTGATGACATGCGTTTTGCTATCTTAGACAATAGCAATCCACAGGAACCTGATTATCATTACATTCCTTTGATCTTCTTGGAAAGTTTTAATGCACCGGCCTTGGTGTTACGCATTGGAGAACACAAGGTACGCATGCCAGTGGATTGGCAGATCTTGATCGGAGAACCTGACCTAGGTGACCTGGAAGTCCTGCCCTTGACCAGTATCAATGATCGAGGTTTCAAGGCATTTCAGTTCAATCCACTAAGTAGTTTTAGACCCAGCTTTCTTGACATTGAAATTGTAGACGTGTATCAAGAAGTGGCTTGGTATGCTCCTAAATTAAAAAATGGTCAACTGCTGTGTGTGCCATTGGGCGGGGAAGATCAACCCGACTGTGTGTACTTTGTCAAAGACATCAGTCGTAACTGTGAAGTTATAGACTATAACAAGGCATGGTAATGAAGAATCCAGAACAATACAAAAATGAACCTGTTGCCGACACCGGTACAGTACCTGTTACTCCAAAAAAGTCTATTACAACAAAAACTGGTGCCGACATTAAAATAGAACAACTTGAACAACAATTGGTCATGCAACACAAAGAAATATTGAAGTTGCGTAGAGACATTGGCCGATTAAAAAGTGATCTTAGTGACATTGTTAACCTAGTAAGAAACCGTGGATAAGTTATCAATACAAAATGAAATGACACAGTTTGATCGTAAGAACCGTGAGTTCTACGATAGCCTAACTGATGAAGAACGTAAAAAGTTCAGCAACTTCTTGATGATTCGTTATGGATCAAGTGTTAACGGCAGTGCAGACCTACAGCATTTCTATTTGGTTGCTACCAACGAACGTCTTAACAAACACTTCTTTGCTATCAATCGCCATCCTAAGTTACAATGGTTGTGTGCTACAACTGTAAGTCCAGACATGGGCACCATGCGACACAACTGGATAGCTCCCAAGAAAAAAGAAGCCGGCGGTAGTAGTATCAAAAAGCAGTTGGCAGAACTGTATCCTACCATGAAGGATGACGAACTAGAGCTTATGGCTCGACTTAATACTAAAAAAGATCTCGACGAATATCTAAAAAACACAGGACAGGAAGTAAAAAAATGATTTGGAATCCTTTTAAGAAAACAGACGAATCCACGGTACCGCTCTTTCAAGGTTTGAGACTTCGAGACGACAAAGGCATATTGTATGTTTATAAACCTTCAAAAACAATTTCGTCGTATGATGTTGCATTATTATGGCCGGTGGCCATGACTGAAACTTTAACAACAGATCGATGGGCATATATTCGTGCCAATAATTTAGAAAAACATTTTAAACCAGTAAACACAGAAGAATGACATATACCTGTCAGTACTGCAAGAAAGACTTTATAAAAGAGTCTAGCTTGGCTGTGCATTCGTGCGAGCCAAGACGTCGTCGCATGGAAAAAGACGAAGCAGGAGTGCGTCTAGGGTTTCAGGCCTACATCAAGTTCTATGAACTAACACAAGGTAGTGCCAAACTAAAAACATTCGATGACTTTGCTGACAGTCCTTACTACAAGGCCTTTGTCAAGTTTGGTCGTTATTGTGTAGATGTTAAGGCTATTAATCCAGAACAGTTTACTCGCTGGGTCTTAAAACAAAACAAGAAGTTAGACCACTGGGCCAAAGATTCAGTCTATAGTGAATACTTACAAGACTATTTGAAAGTGGAAAATGTCAATGATGCCTTGGCCCGTGCCATTGAGTTCAGTATTGATTGGGGCGAGAAGAACAATGCCAACCCCGAAGATTGCCTACGCTACGGCAACGACAATGTCATGACCTATGCTGTCAGCACAGGACGTATCAGTCCCTGGGTAATTTACTGTAGCGATAGCGGACAGAAGTTCTTGAATGAGCTAGATCAAACACAGGTAGCCATGATATGGAGTATAATTGATGCAGACTTTTGGATGCGCAAGTTCAAAGACTATCCAGCTGACTACGAGTATGCTAGAGAAATGTTGACCAAGGCAGGTTGGTAATGCGTGTACTATGCCTGGGCAACAATACCGAAGACACAGATGCTAGAACTCGCGAACTAGCTGACACAGCATGTCACGGATTACTGTCGGAACTGGATGGCGTCCTGCCTGACTTGCACGATGGCTGGTATCATAGTAGTGTGTACGACATTGAATACGGTCGTTTGGTAGAACTGGCTGAGGAATTTGATCAAGTACTCATGTTGGATCAGCCCAAAGAACAATACAGTCATCCAGATGCATTTTATCGCACAGTAAGATTGGTCAAGCAGTTAAAGAATGGTAAATTTTTAGACGACAGCTATGCACAAGACATAGACTTTTTTGAAAACCTTGTCAAGACCAATTCAAGTTTTTGTATTTTTCCTTTTATAGAACTGTTGGCCTTGAATGGCAATACCACAGTTTGTTGTAGATCAACCAGACCCATTACCAAGTTGACTGAGTTGACCAACTTTCAAACAGACAAAAATTATCTAGACATTAGATCCAAAATGTTGCAAGGTGAACTGGTGCCCGATCACTGCTCTAGCTGTTACAAGTTAGAACAAGCTGGTATTATCAGTGCCCGACAACAAGAAACAGTAGAGTGGGCCAATCGATTAGGTTTATCTAGTGTAGAAGATTTGCAGTCTATAACAACTCCAGTGTACTACGAAGTTCGTCCTAGTAATGTTTGCAATCTACAGTGTAGAAGTTGTAGTCCAAGCTACAGTCATTTGATTGCTAGAGAGTACAAAAGAATCAACTTGGTGTCTAATGACATACTAGATGACGAATACAGCAACTTTGATTTTATTGATTTTTCAAATCTCAAGAAGTTGTATGTGGCCGGTGGTGAACCCACTGCCATGCCTGAGTTTTATGATTTTCTAGATCGTTGCATACAGCAAAACAAAACAGACTTTGAATTTGTAGTCAACACCAATGCTACCAAAATCAATTCTAGATTTAAAAAGCAACTGGAACAGTTTGATAATTTTCAATTCATTGTCAGCATTGATGGACTAGATCAACTCAATCATTATATACGCTGGCCCAGCAACTGGTCGGCTATAGTTGAAAACGTTCAGTACCTGTCGCAACGACATGTGGTAAGTTTCAATGTGACTGTTTCAATCTACAATATCAATCGGCTGTATTCACTGTTGGAATTTTTTGATCAGCAGTTTCCTAAACGATTGGTTCATGCTCAACTGGCCATGTCAAATGATGACATGTTGTCGGCCTTGAACTTTCCAGATCTTGATGTAGATCAATTGAAACGGATTAGAAATCTAAACTGTTACAAAAACGATCCCTTGTTGGCCAGTACCATAGATGGTTTGATTTCGCATTACGAACAGGATCCCACAGTAGATCTACACAAACTCAAAACTTTTTTTGCCTTTAACGATAGACTTGATGCTTCAAGAAGTGTAAAATTACTAGACTATATTCCTGAACTAGAACAGGCAAGGCAGCGACTATGAGCGCAGACATTGACTTAGACTTGGCCGATAGAACAATCTTGCTCAACTTGATTGATGCTGTTCCTGCACGACAACTGCATCAAGGACAGGTACGTAGGCACAACTCGGGTGTATATGTTACAGACATTCCGTATGATCCCATTAACGATTGTGCCGCAATAGATTATGAAACAGCCGAACAACTGGGCTACTTTAAAATTGACTTGCTTAACATGAGTGTGTACGAACTGATCAAGAGTCCTGAACACTATGAGGCAATGTTGGCCTTGGAACCACCTTGGCAACGACTATGGACTGATCCAGCCTGGGCCAGTAAATTGGTACACGTGGGCAACTATACAGAATTGCTCAAGACCATGCGTCCTGATAGCATTACTAGAATGGCCGCATTTATTGCTATTATTAGACCGGGCAAGTCACACTTACAAAACAAGCCTTGGTCCGAAGTGTTTGAGTCAGTTTGGGATGGTGATGATTCAAAGGGCTTTGTGTTCAAGCACAGCCACAGTATCAGTTATGCGGCTTTGGTAGCCCTGCACATGAATCTGCTTAATCAATCCGACGTACAAGTGTAATTGATTTACGCTTGGACTTTTTGCGAGCCATTTCGCTTAGACTGCACACAGGCCCGTGTAACACTTCTAGATCCTTGTTGACAAATGTACGCAGATACATTTTGAATGGATCCCATTCATCTTTGAGAAATATGTTAATAGGAATGCTACGATTGCTTTCCCACCACCAGGTGTTGGCCAGTTCTAAAAACTGACGCTTTTTATCTAGATCTTGTATGCTACCAAAGTCGTAAATTGTAGTAATTACATCATCACGATTTTGCACAATGCCCACGTATTCTTGAGAGGCATAGACACAGAGCGTTATAAACGGGTATTTTTCTGCTAATTTGTTAAAAATGTCATTGCTCATAGTCAGAGATATTTATAACCATTTTGGTCAACGGTTATGTAAACGCTAAATAGTGTGTATGTATTCAACCCAAGTTTATCTCTATCAACAGTTAACACGAGTATTGCTGATGGATACTGGTGCGGGCGAAACATTTATCTATAGGTATGATCCTGTGTACGCAAAAAAATTAACCATTAACAAGGGTGTTGACAACACAATTTTGTTTGAATTTGTCAATCAAGAGGAAAAGCCAGTCAACATCACTGGCAGCAGTTTCATTTTCCGTGCTATAAACCAAGCTGGCGATAAGCTGTTGGTTGAAGCACCCATGACCATACTAAATGGTCCAACAGGTCGTGCCAAAGTTACATTAGATGCAGAACAGTTATTAGAAATTGAAGCACAGCCAGCAAACTACAGTATTCAAAGAACTCAACCCATGGGCGGCTACAGCGATGCAGTGTTTGTTAACGCTCAAGCCGGAGCACGTGCTCCTGTAGATATTGTAGACAGCATATTCCCACAGTTTGTTCCTAGCAGTGAGTTGACAATTCCTACCTTGGAACTAAGCAACCAAATACAGTACGGCGGTGTTAGTTATGGACAGTATCCAGGTGGTTGGAATTGGATTTCCAACGGTGGTGCTGGCTACTGGACCAGTCTAATGAACACCGAATATTTCAGTAGTTTTATTGAGCCACGTGGCCCAGTAACCACAATCCAAATGGATCTAGTCGGCTACACAGGTACTATCAAAGCACAGTGGGCAGAAAATTATCAAAGTCTTTGGTACAATATTACTGAATCAACAACCTATCTAAATCACACAGGAACGGTCCACTTAAATGTTATTGGATGGTATCCGCTATTGCGCCTGGCATTTAACAACAGTGTGTTTGCTACTCCTAACCAACCTGGCTATCCTGCTTATGCGGTGGCTTTTGTTGACAACGGACAGATATCCAACATTGAAGTTCTCAACGGTGGCTCTGGATATCTAGCACCACCTAAGGTTGATATCATTGGCAACGGTAGTGGTGCTGAAGCAGTGGCTGAAATCAGTCCAACTGGTCAGGTAATTGGCATTACTGTTACAAATCCTGGATCCGGTTACTGGCCAGTTCCAAGTCAACCAAACCCAGGCGCACAGCCAAGCCCGGTTCCAGCAAACCAACAAGGTGCTATTGTGGTAATCAGCACAGGTTTTGTTGTGAACCTCATGTATCGCTGATACATAATTTATGTTTAAAAAGATAGTCGGATTCGGCGACAGCTGGATGTATGGTGACGAGCTCACAGAACCGAATGTAACTGCAACCAATCCTCACGAACGCGGCCTACAACACAAAGCCTATCGAGAGAGTCGTTGTTTTTTAGGACAGCTTGGACAACACTATCGGGTTCCTACAGAAAATTTTGGTATCATGGGAGGTAGCCTAGACAGTGCTCGCTGGACATTTTTGTGGTGGTTGGCACACGAACCCGATCCAGAATCATGTCTGGTCCTGCATGCTATAACTAATCCTTATCGTTTTAGTTACTACAATCCGCGGCATCAAGTCATGCTAGATGATCCTGAATGGAATCGTTTTGTTCACAGTAGTTGGAGTTTGGAATCTGAGTTTCAACCCTTGATCAAACAACAAACAGTCCTAACCGATTGTGCTGAATTGCATGACCTACGTTATCAAGATGCGGTATTGTTGTTTGACGGAGTTAGTGCTAGACGAGATATTCCCATGATGCAGTTTAATGTTTTTCCAGAACCGTATATAATGGATGTGCCTACTCTATTTGGAGAAATATGTTTAAAATCTCAAACAACCAACATCAAACCTGGTGGTCATCCGGACGAAACTGGACATGAAAAGATTGCCCAACAGTTGATTAATCACATAGATCATGCTATAATAGCTACATGATAGATGTGGTCTCCTTTTTACCTGCTAAGAAAAAGTCAACAAGTTCAGGTTGGATAAGTTTCAACGCACCTTGTTGCGAGCACAATGGTGAGAATCGAGACAAGCGGCAACGTGGTGGCTTGAAACCTACACCGGATGGTTCTTGGTCTTATCATTGTTTTAACTGTGGGTACACTGCCAGTTTTGTGTTAGGCCGTAATCTCTCATTCAAAGCTCGCAAACTGCTACAGTGGTTGAATGTACCAGGTGAAGAAATCGAACGTATCAATCTTGAAAGCCTTAAGCACAAAAGTATTGCTGGATTACTAACAGAGCGTCAACAAGTCAGCAATGAACTGCAAGGTATTGCGTTTGAAGAACGTGACTTGCCGCCATTTTCAGAATTGATTAGCGCAGAACATCCTGAGCATGTGAGCTATTTGCGTGGTCGATCTGCGCCCACTGACTATCCATTTATGAAACCGGTTGACTCAAACCGGCCCGGTATTATCATTCCGTTTACTTACAATCACACCATGGTAGGACATGCTGTTAGATTCTTAGACGACCGCACACCCAAGTATATCAACGACATGCAACACGGTTATGTGTTTGGCACAGACCTACAACGTGATACGTGGCAGTATGCTATTGTGGTAGAAGGTGTGTTTGATGCCTTAGCCATTAACGGGCTTGCAGTGCTACACGCAGAAATCAACGACGCACAAGTTAGATTAATTAGAAGTTTGGGCCGAGACGTTATAGTAGTTCCAGATCAAGACGAAGCTGGCATGAAGCTGGTAGATCGTGCTGTGGAACTAGGCTGGGCAGTAAGCATGCCTGAGTGGCCTGAAGGTTGTAAGGATGTCAATGATGCTGTTGTACAACTGGGTCGAGTAGGAACCTTGTTGACCATACTTGAACACCGAGAAACTAGTCGAATCAAAATTGAACTTAGAAAAAAACAACTTGCCAAGCGACTATGATTCTGGTTATGTAAAGTCCTACCCAGACTGGATTGGACGCTACGCAAATCAAACATTTGATTATTTTGCACGTCACCAGTCAGGACACCCTGTTCGGTACCAGTTCAACAGTCAGGGTTATAGAGGACCCGAACACTATGCAGATCCAGACATCAGTGTGTTTGGCAGCAGTTTTAGTTTTGGAGTAGGCATTGAGTTTGAACAGTGCTGGCATCAACTGCTAGGACCATATCGTGTGAATTGCTATGCTACTGCTGGCTTCTTGGCAACCAACAACAATATCATTGAACACTTACAACGTGAAACTATTACTCAGGGCATGATAATTTTACAACTAAGAGAATTTGAATACAACACAGCACCAATCACAATTCCCAACGGAGTTAAATGCTTTGTTGTTGATCAACAACTGCACAACAATCTAGCAGGATTTGATTACGAATCATTTGTTGATCGAGCCGAAGATCAAACACATCCAGGACCACTTACACACAAATTATGGGCACAACAAATAAAAACGCAGTTCAACTTGTAATCAGTCACTTGGAAGGCTGTTCAGGAAATTTCCTAGGACGACTGTATGCTGACCAACTGTCTGAAGACCAAACTCTGTTTAGAGTAGATACCAACCAACATCCACAAGTGTTGTCCATTGACGGATATGAGGACTGGCCCGTTGCAATGACCAAATTCAAAGATCAGATCGTGGTAGTTACGCACAACTTTGACCTTGAGCTGTTGGCCAAAGAATTTCCTCGGGCCAAACTGGTGCAGATATATCCCTACACTCACATAGGCAATGTGCTGTACAATGTGTGTTTTAAGAAACTGGATACAAAAATTGCCAACGTGATTGACAATCATTTGATACACATCAGTCAGTGGTATCAGCGTATTGTGGATCGTCGTCCTGACCGTGACTGCACTGACTATTGGATCTTGACCGACAAGTCAGCAGTAGAAAAACTATTGGGCATTGAGTTATCTCCTAGTCAACACAACTTTTTTGATCGCTACTGGCAACAACAACTGCCCTATGAGTTGAGCATTCCTACAGGTCCACAGTCCATTGAACAGCTACTAGAACTTTGGAATTTTGAACAGCACTTTGATGAATGGTCCGTGGCCTGGACCATCTTTGTGTATGAATTGGTCAATGGTCTTGCTGAAACAACTAGATTATGGTCCATAGACACCCAAAAGTTTGTCAACTGGGCAGATGTGATTGAGATACAAACTAAATATTCCGCACAATAATTTGACACTTGCCCTTGAATGATTATATAATACTAATATGCTTAAAGACTATTCATTAGACGTACAAAAACTATTTTTGGAAATGATGTTGCATGACGCAGAAAGCTATGTGCGTGTGCAGAACATTTACAATCCAGAGAACTTTGATAGAAGTTTGCGTCCAGTGGCCGAGTTTATCAAGAAGCACAGCAATGACTTTAAGACCTTGCCCACAAGAGATCAAATCAAGGCAACTACAGGTATTGCCCTACAGGACATTCCAGAACTAAATGATGGACATGGTGAATGGTTCATGCAAGAGTTTGAATCATTTACCAAACGCCAAGAACTAGAACGTGCTATTCTTAAGAGTGCAGACTTGTTGGAGAAGGGCGAGTATGATCCTGTAGAGAAGTTGATCAAGGATGCAGTACAGATCTCATTGACCAAGGACATGGGTACAGACTACTTTGATGATCCTAAGAGTCGTATCAACAAGTATTTCAACTCAGGTGGACAAGTATCAACAGGATGGCCACAGATGGACAAGATCTTGTATGGCGGATTCAGTCGCGGCGAACTCAACATCTTTGCTGGTGGATCAGGATCTGGTAAATCACTTGTTATGATGAACATAGCACTGAGCTGGTTACAAGCTGGACTGTCGGGTGTGTACATTAGTTTAGAACTTAGTGAAGAACTATGTGCCCTAAGAACAGATGCCATGTTGGCAGGAATGAGTACCAAAGAGATTCGTAAAGACATTGATCAAACTGAACTTAAAGTCAAACTTGTGAGCAAGAAGTCCGGGCAGTATCGTATCAAAGCTCTGCCAGCACAGAGCAACATCAACGATATTAGAGCATACATCAAAGAAGTACAGGTACAGACAGGACTCCGGGTAGACTTTATCATGTGTGACTACTTGGACTTGCTGATGCCGGTTAGTGCCAAGGTTAGCCCAAATGACTTGTTTGTCAAGGACAAGTATGTTTCAGAAGAATTGCGTAACTTGGCCAAAGAACTCAATGTGCTGTTTGTAACAGCTTCGCAGTTGAATCGTTCAGCGGTGGAAGAAGTTGAATTTGATCACAGTCATATCTCGGGTGGTATTTCAAAGATCAATACAGCAGATAACGTGTTTGGTATCTTTACAAGTCGTGCTATGCGTGAGCGTGGCAAGTATCAAATTCAGTGTATGAAGTCACGTAGTTCAACAGGTGTAGGACAAAAGATTGACCTGGACTACAACATTGAAACCATGCGTATTACAGATCCAGGCGAAGATGCAGGTCCTGTGAACTCATTTGGCAAGAGCAACTTGTTGGATTCAATCAAAGCCAAGAGTACCATGCAGGCAACGGCGCCACAAGATGATGAAGACTCAGGCAAGATCACAGCTGAACTACAAAGCAACAAACTCAAAGCCTTGCTAGGGCAAATCAAACAAACCTAAGCCAAGCCAATCAAGGCAGCCACTTCGGGCATATAGTCTTTGATGTGTATGCGTTTGGCTCGATCTTGATTTTCAATGTATTTTACAAAGTGATCAATGCCCACATCGTCTTTACAAAAGTCCTGTACAAACTGATTGTTTCTCAGCACAGTTGGAGTGTTTGACAAGGCTAGCCATGAGGGCCAGGACACTGTGTTGTAGTTGAATTTGAGATTGTTGCGTTCAAACCACTCAACCGTTTGTTCGTGGTAAAAAACATTCAGGGCACTAATGGTATAACTGACACTGATGTTTTCAGTAATGGTTTTGTATTGTTTCAAGTTGATAACCAGCTGGTTCCAGTTGCCGGGCCAGCGCATGTATTCAAACACAGGACCAGTACCGTCGATACTGATGCAGATATTTAGATCTGTAAATTGTTGTAGCAGTTGAATTTGAGCGGTATTTAAAGTAACACTGCCGTTGGTCACTATGGAAATAAAACAGTCGTGATTTTTGGCTGCTATTAATTTTTCCAGGATACGGAAGGTAGCAGAATCATAAAAGGGCTCACCACCCAGGAATGAAATTCTACGTGCAGTTTGATAATTGATATCAAGGTCGTTAGGATCAACATAGGTATAAGGATATGGAATCCAGGAGTCTACTTTGACACCAATATCTACCCAAGGGCTCATGGTCATGCGAGTTTCAATTTCGGCCCACTTGGTAGATGCTTTACTGTTACAACTGACACAGGCTTGATTGCACAAGTTACTGGTAGTAATTTGATATAAAACAGTTTGATTTAGGCCCTGTTCGCAGGACTCTTTTAGTTGTTCCAGACCTTGATTTAATTTGTGATTTAGGGATTGATTTTCCAGCTGTCGGCGACTGGATTTATCCAGCTGTTCTAGTTGCCAGCACTTGGCACAAGCCGGTGATTTTACACCTGCTAATAGGTCTTTTTTTACTTGATCAATGTTGGCATCTTTTGCCATCCAACAGCAGGGACGATTGTCTGGTAATTCTGAACTGTACCACGGTAAAACACAAAATGTATCCATGCAGTATTTAAGAACACTCTATGCTATAATCAAATAAATAATAAAAAGGTTCTAGCCCAAAATGCAAAAGAAGACCCGCAGTTTATTAGAAGAATTAGACAGTATGTACATCGAGCGCGACAAGCGCCATGTCATAGAAAATCGTGCATCTAACATTATTGCTAGTGCTATTCGCTTGTTGGAGCAAATAGACGAAAATTACACTCCTGACCAGGCCGAGAATCTCACCCGTAAATTGATCAATGCTATCAAGTTGCGTGATCCGGGTAAATTTACAAGAACAGTGAGAAAAACAGATGCAAATTCATGAACTAACTTTAAAAAAATCTCAACAAGTTGACGAAGGTATTGCGTCAGACATTGGCGGAGCAGTTGGTAAAGGTATTGGCGCAGTTAAAAAAGCCGGGACTGCTATTGCCAGTCCATTTAGAGATGTAGCCGCAGGATATCGCAGTGGAAAAGTTGATGCTAAAACTAATTCTATTGCTAACAAAGCATATCGAGCATGGTCAGCATATCGTCAACAATTAGATAAAGCTGCACCTGGCGGCAAAGCAAGTGCCTCTCAAGTTGAACAACAACTATTAGCATTTGTTCAAAAAAATCTACTAGGGCAAAAACAGTTTTCTTCGTTAATTAATAGGGATCAAATTTCAAAGGTTGTAAAACAAATTGCAGCCGAACCAGTTCAAACTGGTGGAGCAGGCGCATTTGGTCAAATGGCACAACAGTTAGGAAAAGGAACAGAAGTTGGTGCGCAGGCTACATCCAGCACCGGCGGTACCGTTACACAAACTGATACTGGAAAAGTTCATCAAGCAAAACAAGCACCGGTAGCGACACCTGCTAAAGGTGTAAGAGCAGGAAAAGTTCCCAGTGCTTCTGGTAAGATGCCTAAGGTTTCGCCTGCACCCAAGGCCGGCGGACCTACTCCCGCAGAACAAGCTAAGTTTCAACAAATGATTCAACAAGCTACTAAGGGTGCAGTTAAAGAAGCAGTAGACCCATCACAAGAATTAGAATTATTTAAAAAATTAGTTACATTAGCTGCCCAAGCCGAAACTAAAGTTGATACCAAAGCAACATCACCGACGTCTCCGACTAACACCGTAGTAAAATCTACTGGCAACACCGAAGCCGATCAATTACTTGCAAAAAGTGGATTCAAGGTACAGGCATGATTGGCATCTTAAAAGAAGGTGGTAACGTATTCAAAGACGGCGATGGTCGTGCGCTAACACAGCGTATTGCTCAGACTGATGTTAAACCCACCTTGGCCTGGTTAGAAGAACTACTTCCGGGTCTAGACATACAAGGCAATACCTTAGGCTCTACCGGTATCAAAGACACTTCGGGCGACTTGGATATTGCAGTAGATCCTGAACAAGTAACCAAACTGCAATTAACTACCCGCCTACAGCAGTGGGCTCAAAGCCACGGATTTAAACCTGAAGAATGGGTCAAACAAACTGGCGCAGGTGTACACTTTAAAACACCTATCACAGGTCGTCCGGATCGTGGATATGTACAAACAGACTTTATGTTTCTTAAAAACATTCCATGGTCAAAGTTTGTGCTAGGCGCCATGCCCGCAGACAGCCAATACAAAGGTCGAGAGCGTAATGTCTTAATGAACTCAATTGCCAAGGCCATGGGTTATAAGTTAAATCAAATTGCTGGTATTGCTGATCGTGCTTCTAACAAAATTATCTCAGATGATCCTGATCAAGTGGCCAAGATGTTGTTGAACAAATCAGCCACTCGTGCTGACCTAGCATCAGTAGAATCAATACTAGCCGCATTGGCCAAAGATCCTAAACGTGAACAAAAACTAGCAGACTTTAAAGCACACATGGAACGTGAAGGCCTGCCATTTATGGAAAGCACCGATGCCAATCCATATCAACCAGTAAGCGATGTCAACTTTTTGGCTCGCCTGCGTGACCGTATTGTTAATCAAGGCATGGTTGCACTAGTTGAAGCAGATCAAAATGTTGGTGGACGTGCCAAAGGCATTGAGCATATTGAAGACCTGGTGTTCCGTAAAGGATCCAAAGGTGTACAAGAAGCACTGGCAGTAATTGAACACATGGGCGAAAATACTCGCAAGTCGACCACAGTCAAATGGGACGGCAAGCCAGCCTTAGTATTTGGTCGCATGCCCGACGGTGGATTTGTCCTAACAGACGTGGCTGGATTTACTGCCAAAGGTTATGATGGCCTATTCCGCAGTCCTAAGCAAGCAATTAACTTGTTGGCCAAACGTGATGCACAAGCTGCCGAAGCGGGCAAACCAGCTGGACGTGTAGAAGCTCTGGGTCCAATGTATCAAAAATTATTTCCTATGTTGCAGGCCGCTGTGCCTGAAAACTTCAAGGGCTTTATACAAGGTGATTTGTTGTACACTGCAACGCCACCGGAACAAGCCGGCAACTTGATGTTCAAACCCAACACCATTGAATATGCAATTCCAGCCGCAAGTAAACTGGGTCAAGAAATCAGTGATAGTGAAGTGGGTATTGCCATCCATACTCGTTACAAAGAACCGGGTGCCGCCAAGCAGGCCCTGGGACGTCCTGCACTGAATCCTGTACCAGGATTATTGTTGATGGAACCTATTGCTCCAACAGAAAACGTTCAGCCCACAGACACTAAGTTGGTCAAACAACTCAAGAGCTTGATCAGTAAAAATGGCGCGGCCATTGACGGCCTGTTTAATCCGGCAGAACTTCGTGCTCAACAGATCACAGACTTGCCCAAATTGGCAGTGGATTTTATCAACTATCTAATACACAACACCGGACATGACACGGATCAAGTGGGTGGATTTGATGCGGCCAATATTGTGACTGACTTCTTCAACTGGTTAAAGGTCACAGTAACTCCAAAGAAATACAACAACATTGTGGAATATGTACAAAGTCCACGTAGCAACATGTCAGGATTAACTGCTGCTTTTGCGGCCTTTATCTTGTTGCACGATATCAAAATGGACATCCTACAACAACTAGATCGTCAAGTTCCTGGACAAGAAGGCTGGGTAGTTACAGTGCCCGGTGGTATGGTCAAGTTTGTGAATCGCTTTGGTTTTACCCGTGCAAACCGTGCGGTAAATCCCAAATAATCCAACCCAATCTCACGTTTTTTGTCTCAGATGCTAAATATTAGTAGGACCTTTGAGTCCACATATTAAGGAGATTTAAAAATGGCTTATATTACTATCGTTTCCGGTGGTGCACAACCAGTATTTGCAAC